TATATAGCATGACTCACATGTTACGTTGCTGTTATGTGTCGAGCGAGCGAGCGAGCCCAGGAGGCAGGAGGGGGATTGCCCACTCTCTCAAAAGGGACTGACCATTCCTGACTCATGCCTGACCTTTGTTCTTCTAGTCTGTTCTTTTGCTGACACATTTCTTATATGTTACATATTAACTATGGGGTGACTGCTTTTATCCAATGAGACACAGGGCGTTGCCCTGCACATGGGTATATCTGTCCGAATGAGCGAGCGCTCAGTACAGAGCGTCTCTGCTTGTTAACAAGATGGCTTCCTTCTACGAGGTGGTGGCCAAGATCCCCAGCGACCTGGAGGAGCACCTTCCCGGCATCTGCGATGACTTTGTCTCTGTGATTATGAGCAAGGAGTGGCGTTTGCCCGAGAGCTCCGACCTTGTCCTGGACCAGATTGACCAGCCGAAGCTGACTATCGCGGACGCCGTCCGCAAGGTCTTTTACTTTGAGTGGCTCAAGTACTGCCGCGACGTGGAAGAGCCCTTGTTCTTTTTCCAATTTGAGAAGGGCAAGGAGAACTTTCACGTCCACATGGTCATCGAGACCTCCAACGTGAGTTCCATGGTCCTGGGCCGGTACATTGGTACTATTAAAAAGAAGCTGGTCCGCAAGGTGTTTCGGGAGGTCGAGCCCCAGATGCCCGACTGGCTAGCCGTGACCAAGACTAAGCAATCCGGGGGCGTTAACAAGACCTACGACAAGGGCTACATTCCCGCCTACCTGCTACCCAAGACCCAACCGGAGCTTCAGTGGGCGTGGACAAACATCGAAGAGTATAAGAGCGCCAGCCTGAACCTGGCCGAGCGCAAACGGCTGGTGGATGAGTTCCTGGCTTCGCTTCGCCGCGACGGCCCGTCTCAGAGCGAGCCTGACGACCAGCAGCCCCACGGACCGGTCATCAGAAACCGGACCAGTCAAAAGTACATGGCTCTCGTGTCCTGGCTCGTGGAGAATGGAATCACCAGCGAAAAGCAGTGGATCCAGGAAGACCAGGAAAGCTACCTTTCATTTAATGCTGCAGGCAGCTCTAGGAGCCAGATCAAATCGGCCCTGGACAACGCCAGTCGAATCATGTCTCTCACAAAGAAAGCCTCTGACTATCTCGTTGGACAGTCCGTCCCCGAAGATATCACAGAAAATAAAATCTACCAGCTGTTTAAAATGAACGGATATGACCCTGCTTACCTGGGCTCCATTTTGCTGGGATGGTGCCAGGGCAGGTTTGGCAAAAGAAACACCGTCTGGCTGTATGGACCCGCGACGACGGGCAAGACGAACCTGGCGGAGGCGATTGCGCACTCTGTGCCATTTTATGGTTGTGTCAATTGGACCAACGAGAACTTTCCCTTCAACGACTGCGTGGACAAAATGCTCATCTGGTGGGAAGAAGGAAAGATGACGTCCAAGGTGGTGGAATCGGCCAAGGCGATCTTGGGCGGATCCAAGGTCCGCGTGGACCAAAAGTGCAAGAGCTCCGTGCAGATTGACTCGACCCCGGTGATCATCACTTCCAATACCGACATGTGCTGCGTGATTGACGGCAATTCAACCACGTTCGAGCACCGGCAGCCCCTCGAGGACCGCATGTTCCGCATCAACCTCGAACAGAGACTCTCCCATGACTTTGGGAAAATTACCAAGAGGGAGGTGCGGGAATTCCTAGCCTGGGCGCAGGAATATGAAGTAGACGTAGAGCATACCTTCGAGGTGACTAAGCTGGCGAAGCCAAAGGTCACTAAAAGGTCCGCCCCTCTGTCTGATGACTATAAAAGCCCGGCAAAGAGAGCGCGCCTCATTCCCGATCTTGTCGCGGAGGAGGCAACGTCGAGCGCTCTAGCCGAGGCCGAGGAGTGGGACCTAAACTGGGACCGAAGGTACGACTGCCGCTGTGAGGCACACTCTATGTCTGTGCGGGTAGAGGGGCTGTGTCGGGACTGTGAATATCTGAACCGGGGAAAAAATATGTGTCTTGTTCACGGGGACACCGGGTGTCATGTCTGTCATGCCGTCCCCCCTTGGGTGTCTGATCCTGATGATTGTACTGATGAGCAATAAAAGTTCAAAATTCTAAACTGAAATGTAGCCATGTCTTCTTTGTTTAAAGAGTACCTGCAGAGTACCGGACTGGTGGGTATCCAGTCGGGAGCGCCGAAGCCAAAGGCCGGCCAGCAGAAGCAGGATACAGGGTCCTTTGAGTGGAAAAAGAAGGAGGACACAGCCAGAGGGCTGGTCCTTCCCGGTTACAAGTACCTCGGGCCCTTCAACGGTCTAGAGCGGGGCGAGCCTGTGAATGCCGCGGACGCCGCGGCCCAGCGACACGACCGACAGTACGATCGTATTCTACAACAAGGGGGTAATCCATACCTCACGTACAACCACGCCGACCGAGAGTTCCAGGAGGAGCTCCAGTCTGACGAGTCTTTTGGGGGAAATCTTGGCAAGGCTGTGTTTCAGGCCAAGAAGCGAATCCTAGAGCCCCTCGGTCTGGTTGAAGAGGATCCCTCTCAGCCAGATTCGTCCTCGGACAACACGGCGCCACCCGTGAAAAAGTCCCGTCTCGAAGAAGCCCAGCCCATTCAAAGTCCAGACGTTTCCAGCAGCACTGGCGGAGGAATTGCCGACGTCATGTCTGGAGATGCTGAAATGGCTGCAGTGGGCGGGGGAGCACCGGGCGTCGACGGCCAGGGTGCCGAGGGAGTGGGTACTTCCTCGGGTAATTGGCATTGCGATTCCCAGTGGTCAGAAGGACACGTCAGAACCACCAGCACCAGAACCTGGGTGTTGCCCAGCTACAACAACCACCTGTATAAACGGCTTGGAAGTAGCGCACAATCCAATACCTACAACGGATTCTCCACCCCCTGGGGATACCTCGACTTCAATAGATGGCACTGTCACTTCAGTCCTCGGAACTGGCAACGTCTCATCAACAACAACTGGGGCATCAGACCAAAAAGACTTAATGTTAAATTGTTCAACATACAAGTCAAAGAGGTCACGACGGAAGGGGGGACGACGACCGTCGCCAATAACCTTACCAGCACGATTCAGGTGTTTGCGGACAACGCGTACGAACTCCCGTATGTTGTCGACGCGGGTCACGAGGGGGCATTGCCGCCGTTCCCAAACGACGTGTTTATGATTCCCCAATACGGATACTGCGGGCTGGTGTCTGGTCAAAGTCAGAATCAGTCGGACTTGTGTTCGTTTTATTGCCTGGAGTATTTTCCATCCCAGATGCTGAGAACAGGAAACAATTTTGAAATGAATTTCAGGTTTGAAGACGTTCCATTTCACTCCATGTACGCCCACAGCCAGTCTCTAGACAGGCTCATGAATCCTTTAATTGATCAGTATCTGTGGAGTCTAAAACAAACAGGAAACCCGACTGGATCAACAACGAGAGACTTAAAATTTATCAAGAACAAAGTTCCCAATTTTGCACATTATGGAAAAAATTGGCTTCCTGGACCTTTTATTAGACAACAGGGGTGGACAACACAAAATATTAATAATAGTGTTGTTAATTTTAATGACATGCTGGGAAAAAATTCGACATTTACTTTGGACACTAGATGGAGTTCATTAGCGCCTGGTCCGTGTATGGGGGATGACGGACGAACTCCATCCACCACCAAGTTCTCAAATGCTCAGCTCATGTTTGGATCTGGAACACAACCCACCGAAGGCGGTGAAGATGCTGTACATATTACATCCGAGTCGGAGGTCAAGGCAACCAACCCAACTGCAATCGATGAATACGGACGAGTGGCCGATAATACGCAAAATGCAACAACCGCCCCAACCACAGTGGGAAATGCTGCAATGGGGGCCATGCCTGGGATGGTGTGGCAAGATAGGGATATCTATCTTCAAGGACCCATCTGGGGAAAAATACCCCATACAGACGGACATTTTCATCCGTCTCCTCTCATGGGGGGGTTTGGATACAGAAAACCCCCTCCGCAAATTTTTATTAAAAACACCCCCGTTCCTGGAAATCCGGCAACTACATTTTCTCCAAATAGAATAAACAATTTCATTACTCAATACTCAACGGGACAAGTGACCGTTACTATTGACTGGGAGCTGCAAAAGGAAAACTCAAAGAGATGGAACCCAGAAGTACAATTTACATCAAATTTTGGCACGGTCGATTCACTAAACTGGGCACCGGACAACGCGGGAAACTACAAAGAACCAAGGGTGGTGGGGTCTCGATTCCTTACGCATATACTATAATCATACCCAAGTATGTTGCATATCCTCAATAAACCGTGTATTCGTATCAGTTATAACTACGTGTCTGTCTTTCATGAGTCATCAATCAGACGTCCCTTTGAGAGAGTGGGCAATC